CTCTATCCGAAGTCGCACCTTTTAACATTGCTGATTTACTTAATGCTAAATCATTAGAAATAGCATGCATTTCTGATTCTTTTTCTAAATCAAACCCAAGTTGTCCCAAAATATGCCATCTCGTATCCTCAGGCCCCATAGCTCCTTTAAATAAACCAGGTCCAACATATTCTGCATCTTGATATAAATTATGGAATCTATCTACTTTTGAGGATTGATCTAATGCAGATTTTGTTGCCAAACTAATATCTTGCATTAATGCATTATATTCTTCAATTTTTTTTCTACTTTCAATACCCTGTGTTTTGGCAAATTCTTCTTGTGAAGGCGTATAAGCAGTTCCAGTTAATTCTTTTCTTATCATTGGCTCAATGATATCTTGCATCCCTGCATTTCTTTGTGGGATTTGATTAAATGCTACTTGATTTCCTTGCGCAGGCAATCCAGGCATTTGAACTTGAGACCCAGGCATCCCAGCAGGATACTGAGGAATGTTTGAAGAAATGGGTTGAGAGGCGCCACCTAAGGGACCCAGCAGACCTTGCTCAGCAAGATAACGCATCATTCCTGCCTTACCTTTATATTGAGCATATTGCGCTTCTTTTCTTGCTAGCTCAGCACCAGCTAATTTTTGTGCAATATCAGCCTCTAATGATTGTTGTCTATAAGGCATCTCAACCTTAGATAATTCATTAGCCAAATATAATCTTTCAGCACTTTCCTCTGCAGTCTGAGCGGCGTAAGGTTGTATTAACCTTGACAATTCATTTGCCAAAGCTATTTCTTCACTTTTTAAAGCATTTTGTTGAAATTGCTGATATCCAGACAATGCCTCTGTGTAAGGATTTCTATTAAGACCGGCTGCTATATATGGAGGACTGTATGCCATTTAAAATAATCCAAATAAACCACTACTAGAAGATTGTTCATTAGCCCATTGCTGCTGCATCATCGCATTATATGCCTGAGCCATTGCTTGCTGATTAAGAATATCTGCATAACCTGTATTGGCTTGATACCCCATTTGATTAATATTGCCCATACCACTTAATCCTGCGCCATATAGGCCAGTAACATTCTTTAAGTAATTATAATAATCTTGATTTGCCATTTGTTGTGCAACGGTCGATGCATTTTGCTGGGCCGCAGGACTTCCTGCCATTCCGCCAGCAGCTGCGGCGCTATTGGCCGCATTCATAGCCTGATCATACTGAAACTGATATCCAGGCGATTGCTCAAATCCAGAACCTAACATTTGATTAACAGAGCCAGGATTTGTCATTAACTGAGAATATTGCCCCATTAGCGCAGGAAGTGCCGCAGCACCCGCTTGCATATAGGGTTGATAATACGGAAGAGATTGCTGCCCCATTCCTGACAAATAGCCTGAAGAAGCAGAATAGGGATTTTCCATTTGAGATGAGTTGTACCAATTAAGGCCAGTCATCCCGAGGTATCCAGCCGCCATCCACGGATCCATATTAACCCCCTAAACCGTCTGTATCACATGAAAGTTCCCATCGCTCAATCGAACCTTCAATTCATTCGTATCTTCATCATAAATCAAAGTACCATTAGTAGCACTTGGATTTATAACACTAATATTAGCAGTACTTTGCATCGGCGGCACTAAACCTTCGTCAGAAAAGTTTTTCTGCAATTCAGTCAACAATTGATTCTGTATATTACGCCATATATCAGACATCATACCATTCTCATCAATCACTTTCGCATTCACATAATCAGGAACTTTCATAACACCTCTTTGGTTTCACGTGGAACAATTTTCTATTGGTATATATTAATTACTCCGTCTGTCACTACAACTCTCGACTTGCTCCAAAATCTCAATTGACACACCAAATCATTCGCTGTACCTAACTGCCAATATACGACGCGATTTTTTCTGTTTCCCTGTGGATTTAAAAACTTTGCAACATTGCTGCTAAAGTTAACGCCACCATCTTTAGATAACGCCAAATCTACCCTTGGTTGATAAGGTTGTAATACAAATTCTGTCTGTAAGTCTAGATCGTTCTCTGTTACAAGCACTTCACCTTGCTGCGTAGACAAAAGAGAAAAGGTGTTCATAGGAAAATAACTGTCCTCACCCTGCTCAATCGTAAACGTCAAACTATTCACCACAAATCTTGAAGAATCTGGCAATTGAATAGAGGGACATATGCGTACACGCGGTATCTCATGATTCTTTTTCACTGTGGCATTTGGAAGCGTGTCATCATAAGAAGTAAGCTCAGAAGACATCCTATAGATATCTCCACTCGAAGCGCTTACAAAATAATAGTCATCTGAAAAGAAAGACATCCTTTTAGCGATGTGAAAGTTCATATTATGGTCAGTCATCGTAAAGAATGCTTGTGTATTAAAATCATAAACAAGTGTCAAATTATCTCTTGGGTCCGCAAAGGTAATTTGATAGAACAAATGACCATCTTGTTTAAAAAAGAACCCATAAGACAACTGAGGATTTTTTAATGAATCAAGTTTAAAGTCTATCCCATCATTCGATAATCTCGTCGCGTCAGCTCCAGAGCACATCATAATCACAGGGCCAGAGCGTTCATTCACCCCCAGCCAAACAATCATATTGTCCATAGCGGCAATGGTATTTGCATTTAAGCACCCATAGTCAATGCTGACAGAATTATTTCTCTGATACGGGAACAAGGCGGCACCGACATCATTCCACATTTCTGTTACGTTGCTGCCGAAGACATATAATAAGTTACCCCTTCCTGGCGCCCTCACGGCCGCTACGGCATTGGTTGGCTTGGTTTGAATGGTTGTGGTCACAGGAAGACCTCCTGCACCCCAGTTCCAACTCAAACCATCACTGGGCGCAGAAAGAAACCAACTGGCAGATTCTTTATTGACTGTGATGAAGTAAGTATCTTGATAGGTTATATAACCTGGAATGATGACTTGGCTTGTTGCTGGATCTATCGGCAACGTTGCTTTCGTGAAATTCGTCAATAATGTCGATGTCCAATCATAAATCCAAATGTCTTTTCCATCGCAAATCGCTATTTGTCCAGCAATGTTCTCATCAATAAAGACATCCCCAACAAATGTTGCTAAGTTTCCAATAAAAAATGCGGTAAGTTCACTCGAGCCATCTTCTGGAGGCAATACACCATAAACAACATTACCCACCACCGCAATCATATTCCCCCAACGCTCACTCGCATAAAGAGCGCGCCCCGGGAATGTATTGCTAAGATGAGAAACTATTTCATAGCCAGCATAAGGCACTAACCATCCGTCAGAGATGATCATGTTGAATGTTTCTTCGGAGGACATTTTGCTGTAGCGCCCAAACTTGTTCGAGCCAACGATTTTTAATGGAATTGATTGTGCCTGTACAGGAGGTCTCATGCCGCCTCCTTAACCTGAAGAGGGAGGGCGCCAACCCTTTCCAACATTCGCATCCGCGTATGAAAACGCTGGGCCGCCCGTAAATACGCTCATCTTCCTCTGCGTCAAATCCAACGGACTTATATCACGAATGACATTCTCATATTGCTTAAGTCGAGCTCTCTGTACATCAGAGAATGTCACATTATAAAACTCACATAAATATTCAGCCAATCCATAGAGAAGATACTCAACAAAAAATGGTTGGTCCTCTACTAATAAATCTTCTTGGAATGATTCAACCTTCTTTAGCCCAAACTTTCCCCAGAGCTTGAAAGGATTAATTGTATCGCTGGGTCTAAAATAAACATACAAATCTGCCCCATCATTACGACGTTCTATGTGCCATTGGTAAGGAAGAGAGTTAATATTATCAACACGACTGGTGGCAAAATAATTTTGCCTCGTGGTTGGCAGCATGGAATATCGAACAGGGCCAATATTAAAAGTAAGCGTTTCGCCTTCAATTAAATTAGGAATAAAGTATTTTTCTTGTCCAACAACTGCATTAAAGACATATTCTTTGTAATAGGGAATCAATCCCATGTTTGCCGTCTTAATCGACAACAAACCGTTTAATCTGTTGAGACCATCCGTCAGCTGCTCTGCGCTAACCGTCTCTAAGCCA